ACAAGGGCAAGATATACAAGATCGAGCGCACCAATGACCCGATGTACGACAAGCTGATTGTGCGTGTGGAATTCCACATACCTGCGGACGTTGATGAGATCGAGATGTATAAACGCATCATTAGCGTGATCGATGTAATAGCGGAGGGCTAACAATGTTAGATGAGGATAAGCATGTGTACTACTGGGGGTGGCTGGAGTGCGACAACCCTGAGTATGACTACCGTGGTGGCACTAACAAGCTGTTGTTCCGAGTATTTAGGGCAGGGAAAACAATACATGACGACCCAATCACTGAAGCAATGAGCAAGGTTGAGGCTATCGAGTATTGCAAGCGTATCGTTAAATTAACTGGAGGGAGAGAGCTATGAGTGAAGTGAAAGACAAAGAAGAGCGCAAGCTCAAGAAGGTCAAGATCGCACTGATGCGCAACCCCATCTTTGCGCTGTATCAAGGCGTGATGATGGTGGGCAAGACAACACTGCGCGATGACTTACCGACTGCTGCAACCAACGGGCGCGATGAGATGTACGGGCGCAAGTTCGTCAAGGAGTTGGACGAGAAGGAGCTTGCCTTCGTGGTGATGCACGAGTGTATGCACAAGGTCTATCGGCATCTGACTACATGGAAGAAGCTGCATGAGGAGAACGCCTTACTCTGCAACTGTGCTTGTGACTACGTGATTAACCTGAAGCTTAAAGACATCGACCCTGATGGCAAGTACATGCGCATGCCTATGAAGGACGGCAAGGTGATCGGTTTGGTCGATGAGAAGTATCGCGGCATGAACACCAAGCAGGTCTTCGACATGCTTAAACAGGTGCAGACGGATGAGGGCAAGGAGGGTGGCAGTGGTGGTGGCGAAGGCTTCGATGAGCACGACTGGGACGGAGCTAAGGAGATGACCGACCAAGAGAAGGAGGAGCTACATCGTGAGATCGACCGAGCTATACGTCAAGGCCAGATTGCAGCTAAGAAAGCAGGTACAGGTGCGGGTGGGCTTGACCGTGAGCTGGGTGACTTGATGGAACCCAAGGTGGACTGGCGTGAGGTGCTGCGTGAGTTCGTGAAATCAATATGCAATGCAAAGGACACATCATCATGGAGACGCGTAAATCGTCGGTTCATTGGCAGCGACATCTACCTACCTACACTGGTTGGGGAGCGCGTGGGGCACATCGTAATCGGGATCGACACATCTGGGTCTATCGGGGGCAAGGAGTTAAACGAGTTCCTTTCTGAGGTGAAGGGGATTGCAGATGAGGTGCGCCCTGAGAAAGTGGACTTGCTGTACTGGGATAGCGAGGTGGCAGCACATGAAGAATATGACGAGTACAGCGTGGCTAACATTGTTAGCAGTACAAAACCACGTGGAGGTGGTGGCACGAGCCCTTCATGTGTCACTGCGTATCTTAAAGATAAAGCTATCAAGCCCGAGTGCGTCATCATGCTCACAGACGGGTATGTCGGTGATGATTGGGGTGGAGAGTGGCCGTGCCCCGTTATGTGGACGATTGTTAATGGGAACGCTGACGTTGCACCAAATGGTAAAACTATTCACATCAACTAAGGAGAAACACATGAGCAAGGTAATCGTAAATCTGGGGTATCGGTCTATCGTGGTGGACGTAGAAAAAGCAATCGCCATCGCTGAACTGATGCAAGACGCAGAGATGTATCAGTCCAAGTATCACAGTGCGGAAAATAACAATCCTTCGTACAGCACGTACCACATCTTCCCCGCAGAGCCAGATAGCGGGTTCACTATGCAAATGCTGACTAACGAGAGCTACAACCTGTACAAGCTGGCAGGTAAGCCGGAGGAGCGATGAGGTATTACAAGGTGCGAGGGTTGGGTGGCAAGTGGTACATAGCCAAGGGCTACCCGAACGGCCCGAGCGTTAAGAACGGACTTACCGAAGCAGAAGCAGACGCATATCTTAAACTTTTAAAGGAGCAATAACATGGGTATCTCATCAAGCGCAGTGCTGGTCGAGTTGAACGTATCGGTCTGGGGTGCAAGCAAGGTTGACCGTGACGCAACGGATGATGTGAATGTACGTAACAACGCAACAGCAGACGCATCTAAGGTATACAAGAACCTGACCGCAGGTACACATCTGCGCAAGGAAGTCAGCGACTACGCTGCAAAGATTCGCCAGTTTCATAACAGACAGACTCTACCGTGGACGCACAAGGGCGCACGACTCTTGCCCACTGCGCACGTGCTGGAGTACAAGCAACACATGAATGCAATGGAGCACCAGTTCAACGCGCTACTGCATAAGTTTTACATTGAGTACCCTAACATTGTTAGCCAAGCACAGACTAACTTGCGCAGTATGTTCAAGGCTGATGACTACCCTACGCTTGAAGAAGTGAAGGAGAAGTTTGGTTACAAGCTGGTGTTCTCTCCCTTACCCGAAGCGGGGGACTTCCGTCTGGATGTAGCCAACGAAGAGCTGCGAGAACTATCACTCTCTTACGAAGCAGACTTCAATGAGCGTCTGGGCAAAGCCATGCGTGAGCCATGGGAGCGACTGCATGAAACGTTGACGCACTTGAGCACCAAGCTGACCGATGCACAGGATGGCACGGATGAGGTCAAGCGCCGTTACCACGACAGTCTGGTGACCAACGCGCAATCGCTGTGTGAACTGCTTACTAAGCTAAATATTACGAACGACCCTAAGCTTGAGGAGGCACGGCGTAGTCTTGAGCTAACAATGTTAGGTGTGGATATTGACTCCATCAAAGAGAGCCCCGAGGTGCGACATAGCGTCAAGTCTAGGGTGGATGCAATCCTTGAGAAGTTTGACTGGTAAGGGGGAGTTATGGGATACCGAAGCGATATAACTGCTGTGTTCTACGTAAGCAAAGTGGAACACTTGCCTCTGCTTAAGTTGTGGTTAAGCGAGAACTTCCCTATGGATAAGTTCCACGAGGGCATACGATGGTTTAACAGAGGCATGATATTCGAAGAAAGTGACACTAAGTGGTACGAAGACTACGATGAAGTGAAAGCATTTAATAAAGCTGCGGATAACTTCAAAGACTTAATCGTGGGTTTTAACAACTCATCAGTCGAAGATCAACCTATGTTCTGTTACGAGTTCGTACGTATAGGCGAGAACTACGAGGATATTGAGACTGACCACTGCGGCGACCACTGTGAGTTCATATTGAATGTATATAGAAGTGTATCTATAGACGTATAGGAGAGGCTTATGAGTATCGAAGAACAGGCAGAGGAAGCATGTAACAAGTGGTGCGCGTGGGTTAAGGCGGAGGGTAATGGCTTCTGGAAGTGGGGGAACATCCCTGACGAGGCCATACGGGAGTGGATACCCGGTTACTTGCTTGGCGTGGAGCACAGGCTATCTAACGTGCATGGAGATGACACAGACCATGAACGGCTATGGCACTTCGGCGAGGACATGTTCTTTTTTAAACAAGTTTCGACTGGACGTGAGATGGCAGGTAAATGCCATGCTGCTGGTTACGTAGCGGGTTACCAATCAATAGGAGGCAACAGTGGATGAGGACTTATTGGTAATGTTTATCAAGGCCGGGATATTCGCTATTGTGTGCGTCATGCTTGGTATGGGTTTGGCTCACTGGATAATATGGGGGTGATATGTTTGGTAAATTACAGACGGGCGATATACCGTCACTGAGTAGTCACGCAGAAGCACTGGCACACTGGGAAAGCATCAAGCCCATACGTGGCCGAAGAGATGATGAGCGACCCATCGGGGACAGGCGCAAGAGTCACATGCAGATTAGTCGCAACCTTGACACTGTTATGTGTGTGCTCTACGACACGCGTGTCATTACGTTTCACCCGGACGATACGATAACGCTCTGTGTGCCCGAGGAGTGGCGCTCAAACACGACCGCTCAGTTCATTGGCGCGGTGTTGCGTAACCACGTGCAGTCTGTGGGCATACGAGACAAAGACGTGGTGATAACGCTCAGAGACTGGGGTTCGTTCCGTATTGGTACGGCAACGAAGTTTAAGCTGGTACCAAACGGATTGGTATTGCTCGAAGGTAACATTGTTAGGGACGTGTACACAGTTAACCGTAAGGTACTGAATGCGGCACGCAAGAGTATCGATCCATTTCTAACTTACCAGCGTGGATCGCATAAGGTGCGGGAAGGTCTGTATTCATTCGACGAGATGAATCTGCTTTATGATTTCTTAGTTGAGCACAAGCAGGTAGAAGCAAGCTTTCCGTTCGATACATTTGTATCATCGAACCAGCATTGGACATTGGACTTACCTCTGGTTAACAAATGGACACGTACGGGAGATGGCGTAAAGAAGTGGCACGAGAGGGCTGAGCTCGCGTTGAAGCTGATGCGGGAGGGTTCACACGAGGGCTGGTATGCGATATCGTTATGGTTGGTTGCAAGCTGTTATTACTTGAGGCAGAACCGTAACGTGCACGTTGACTTTGAACTGTTGACGCAAGACATAACGGACTTGTTTCTGGTGCTTATACCTGACGCACTAATCGCAACGCCAGAGCCGTATGGGGAGATCAAGGTAAGCGGTCATCGTCATGCAGCAATGGTTAAAAATTATATTGAAGGGGTGGAGGTTCATTGAACAAAGTTAATCAGGATACGTACGCACGAGCAATGAAGCTGTTACTAAGCCGCCCTGTATCAGCGCATGAGATAGCTAGTGATACGGGGTTACACATAGTGACGGCACAGAGGTTGATGCGTACGTTTAAGCAGCACGAGATCATTCACATATGCAGTTGGCGACCCGACTTACAAGGACGTGACGCTATACCTGTATACGAGCTAGGGTTTCGTAAAGATAAACCACGGCGCGCTATGACTCAGGCGCAGAGACAACAACGATGCAGAGCTAAGAAGGAGAAGAGATGAACAGAGAAGAATACAACATCCTGTTTCACAAGGTCGGGCTAAACCGCGTGGCGTTTAAAGCGGTGAACGATTGTGATGAGGAGATACTTGCTTTGGTGAACGAAGCAGTAGCAGCGGAGCGCGAACGCATTTTAGATATGTGCAAAGAAGGTTTGTGGGATGGTGAAGGAATAAGGTTTCACCTTGAGAAGCAAGGAAAGAACAATGACTGATAAACAACCAGAAGCATTGATACGCGCAGACGAGTTAGAGGCTATAGGTGCCGAATCCAGCCTTGCACGGGCGATGGCAGCGCACACAATCAGGCTCTTATACAAAGAGAAAGCGGAGTTGGTGGAGGTGTTGCAGCAAGCGTTGGATGCGTTGATTGATGCAGCAGATTCACAAAGCTGGGAGATGCAACAAAACATAGATCAGCACGGCGAGTGGTACAGACGTTCTTTGTATTTAAAACAATCCACAACAAATTCCCAGAAAGTAATTGAAGCACTTCGCGCCCGACTGACGCAGCCTGAACCAGAGCCGGTGGCATGGATGCACATACAAGGCAACCATGAAGAACCTAACTGGAGAAAACTAAATGAGGATGAAATAAGTCGCGGATGGATGCAGAAGCCACTTTACGCCGCCCCACCACAGCGCGAATGGCAAGACCTAACAGGAGAGGAAGAAGATGCAATATGGGACGAGTGCCTTGGTGTGTTTGACTGCTTGAAGATGACACAGGCTAAACTGAAGGAGAAGAACGGATGACACAAGTACGATTCACTGATGTCGGGTTCCCGACTAACATTGTTATATCGGATAAGGTAACCCAATGGCGTACCAAGGTATTTACTTTGGACGAAGTAGTATTCGGCGAAGTATCTTCGCAAGTAATACCAGTGGTAGCTAGGATGTTCCCAACATGGCAGTTCGTGGTGACTCAGGTTCATACAGAAGGGCTAAGCACAGAACGCAAAGTCTATCCAACATGGGTAACAGCAGTTGAAAAAGGTGTTGAACGAGGCAGGATACAGAGCAGACACCCGTGGCGCTCGTATGCTGAGGATTTGGTGTTCGAGAACCCGCGTATTCATAACGCCATGCAACGGGTTGGACGCAAGACCACGACCAAGCCCAAGGTAGCAGTGCAGATTGTTAAGCAATACTTTACAGACCCGCCTATGGCGGAGCAAATAAAAGAAGTAGCGAGGCGCGTAAAGGTAGACGCAAACCAACACAAGGTTACGTTTGGCGCGTCGAGAGACTTAGAGTACATGCGGTTAGTAGGTTTGGTGCAACCATACGTTGAGGAGCGCATATCAGAGATTGCAAAGCAAGTACCCGCAGTGAACACTAACTTCGACGTGCCAGCATACTTAGAACTTGTCGAAGATACAAAAATATCAATATCTGTTGTTGATGCCCCAAGCAATTCGATGTTGACAGTCATGCTGCGCGGTGATAAATATGTGTTACATAGAAATAATATGTCAGTCTTCGCCCTAAGCTCAGAGTCTTTACCGGAACCGGTTCGTAGGGCGATAGGTTTACTTAAGCTGGTGGAAGATGGTCAGTTTGTACGAGACGTTGGGTACAGGTATAAGGCAGATCAATTTTTAGTTATATACGATGGATCATTTAACGAGGGGACAACATGCAAAACTTTAAATTAAAACTGATAGAACCGAAAGAACAGGTCAAAGAGACACCAAAGAAAGAGAAGGTTACAAGCATTCTGGATGCACGTTTTGCGTACACTCCCTCCGCAGAGACTGACCTTGCTTCGCGGTTCAAAGCTATGGGGTTCAAGGCCAAGCCAAAGAAGCCCCGGTTCGGTAGATGAAAGGCGATAACTTAGGCAACCAGCACTCCCGTGTAGCTAAGGATGGAAAGCTAACCCCAAGGCAAGACTTGATAATGCGTTTCTTGGCGCAAGGCATGCGCAGCAAGGAGATTGCAGAGCGGATGAACGTTAAGCCTAATACTGTATCCAGCGTTGTTGGGCAAGTATGCGTGGCCTTAGACGTAAATACGTTGGCACAAGCCATGGCTGTATGGGCGGTTGCAGATTATTTAGAAGCTAATGAGGAATAGTAATGAGCATCAGAAGACGGGCAATACGGTTAGCTAACGCCTTAGAGGAGGCACCGCGTACCGAGGATGACCTTGAAGCGGCGGCGATACTGCGACAACTTGTACGTGTGCATGAGGTAGCGCACGAGGTGGTGTTGGCAAAGACACACGACGCAAGCAGAGCCGCTTATTGTGAACTAGTAGACTTAGTTAAGGGGAAGACATATGAGTAGTGAGAAGTGGTGGGTCTATATTGCGGTAACGTTTTACATATGTGTTGCGCTGTTTTCCGTTTACTTTGCTTCTGCGGCGCTGTTACAGGCAACAAAGCTACCGTGCGGTGTGTCGGAAATCAGTCCAGATTTTAGTCATGAGCAACGAGAACAATGTCGGAAAGGGAGGAACCATAAGCTATGACAGAACAGAAAGTAAGACGGGGGCGTGGACCCGGCAAGCAACTACGACAAGGCATCACAAGCGTACGCCTACCAGTGTACGTTCTTAATTACTATCGCCAAAACTTTGACAACAGCACAGCTAAGATGCGCGAAGTTCTGGTTAACTACGTGGAAGAAAATGGAGCTAACAATGGGAAAAAAAGCAAAGAAGGTATTGAGTCCTGAAGCGCTGGCAACGTTACGCCGTACCGCTGCATACGCACGACAAGTACGACTAGAGAAACGTAAAGAGCGGGAGGTGGCAGGTGTACCCCATCCATACACCGCACCGAAGCGCAAAAAGAAGAAAGTACCACCTAGCACACAACGAGTATTGCAATGGGATGAGATCAAGAAACCCGTGCAAGAGGTTGCTCGGATAGTGCGTGCTGTTACAAGCAACATGTCTATTCAGCAAGCCGACATGGTCAACAGCCCAGCACATTACAAGGTGGGTGGCATTGAGACTATTGACTTTATCGAAGCTAAGGGTCTGTCCTATAACTTAGGCAATGTGGTTAAGTACGTAACCCGTGCAGGGCATAAGGGTGACCGTAAGCAAGACCTTGAAAAGGCGCGTTGGTATTTGACGCGAGAGATCGAAGCATCATAGGAGATGGTATGTCTGGTACGCCTGAGAGTAAAGTTAAGTTAGCTGTCGTTAAATTGCTCAAACAATACGGCGTGTATTTCTTTTTTCCCGCAACCCACGGGTACGGGCGTTCAGGTGTACCAGACATCATATGCTGCATCAACGGTAAGTTTTTAGGTATCGAGTGCAAAGCAGGAAAGAACGAGCCAACCGCGCTGCAACAACGAGAAATAAATCAGATACAAGCGGCAGGTGGTATGGCTATGGTAGTCAGAGAAGACCTAACATTGTTAGAGTTTCTACTGAAGGAGCTAACGTATGAGTAGTACAAAGAAAATTATAGCTAGGCAAGCGCCTTGTGACGCAGTGATGTTGTTAGTGCAGCGCATGGAATCACACCCAGAGGAGTTCGCACTTAACAGCACAAGCAAGTGGCAGAATTTTTTAGAGGTGGTAAAGCGGCGCGTGGTAGATGGTAACAAGGACGCGCTGATTATTCTAGAAGACTTTGAGTGCGACATGCTGTGGAACAAGTTTAAGGCGGCGGGTAAGAAATCTTTACACGCGTTCGTTATGAAGAAAATATTAGAGGGGAATGGCGATGAGTGAAGACATCAGCGTAGGGGTACAGATACTACTGAAGCGGTTTGAGACTAATCCAGAAGAAATGACTAATGAGTACGGCAAGTGGGCGCAGCTACGTGAGGCGGTGCTGAACTACATGGAGGGGCAGAAAGGTGTGCGCTACCTGTACGGGTTGAATCACGAGGAAATCGAGATGCTATTTAGAGCATTCACCGCGCAGTACCGCAAAAAGTTTGACGACTGGGTAATGAAAGAAGTGCTAAACCCAGACGATGAAGACTCAGTTATGACTCAGCATAAGTTGGCGCACTCTATGGCCGCAAACAAAGTTTTAATAAATAACCCGCAAATGCTTCAAAATTCTATACCGCCCGGCTCGTGGCAAAACGTAGCAACACATACTTCGAACACATCCGTAATATCCCAGCAGTCTTTAGTTGCTAGGCTTAAACAAGAACTAGGCATCAAATGAAAATAATTGCTCTCGACTTCGAGACTTACTACGACCGCGAGTATAGCCTTAGCAAGATAACTACTGAGGAATATGTACGTGACGAACGATTTGAAACTATAGGGGTGGGAGTTAAAGAAGATGGACGAGACGCAGTGTGGGTATCAGGTACACGAGACAAAATCAAAACGTTTTTGGATTCGCTCAACCTGCACGAGCATCTGGTGCTGGCTCATAACGCTATGTTTGATGCCGCTATTCTTAACTGGCGTTTTGACATTCGCCCTCGGGGTTGGCTTGACACGCTTAGCATGGCGCGTGCTCTGCATACCATTGAAGTGGGGGGTTCCCTTGCTGCACTCGCTGCGTATTACAAGCTGGGTGAAAAAGGAACAGAGGTCGTCCAAGCTCTCGGTAAGAGGCGCACGGACTTTACGGCGGTAGACTTAGCTGCGTATGGTGAGTACTGCAAGAACGACTGCGAGCTGACGCTAGAACTGTTCAGGATACTGTCGCAGGGGTATAGCAAAGTTGAGCTTAAGTTGATCGACCTGACTATTCGTATGTTCTCGGAGCCAGTACTGGAGCTAGATGCAAACATGCTGCTCGACCATATCCACGACGTGCAGGTAAAGAAGAAAGAGTTGCTGGACTCGGTGACGATGGTGGACAAGGATCAGCTAATGAGTAATCACAAGCTGGCAGCAACATTAAAGCTACTAAGGGTCATTCCACCTACGAAGATAAGTCCAGCTACAGGCAAGGAGACCTACGCATTCGCAAAGAGTGACGAGGCGTTCCGCAATTTACTGGAACACGAAGACCCCAAAATACAAGCGATTGTGGCTGCTAGGCTAGGAGTTAAGTCTACGCTGGAGGAGACCCGCACCCAACGGTTCATTGAGATTGCTGGGCGTGGCACCTTGCCTATCCCCTTGCGTTACTACGCAGCACACACCGGACGCTGGGGCGGCGATGACAAAGTCAACATGCAGAACCTACCCCGTAACTCTCCGTTGAAGGACGCTATCTTAGCCCCAGAAGGTTACATGCTGATTGACGCGGACTCTTCGCAGATCGAAGCGCGGACTCTAGCGTGGCTGGCGGAACAGAATGACTTGGTGGATGCGTTCGACCGGGGTGAGGATGTGTACAAAAAGATGGCCTCAGCTATCTACAACAAGGATGAAAGCGCCGTTACCAAAGAAGAAAGGTTTGTCGGGAAGACAACAATTCTTGGTGCAGGGTATGGCATGGGCGCAGCTAAGTTTCAGTTGCAACTAAAAAACTTTGGGGTGCAGCTACCACTGGAGGAATGCCAGCGCATCATCAGCGTGTACCGAGAAACCTACCCCATGATTCCGGCGTTCTGGCGGGCGGCGGGTGATGCCCTTGGAACTATCATGAGCAATCAGGCGGGGGAGTTGGGTAG